CGGCGCCGCGGCCGCTGCCGGGTGTGACGCGCTGATGCAGAAGCCGATATACACCGCGACCGAGGAGCAGGCGCTGATGACGCGCCTGTGGGAACCGCGTATCCGGGACGACCCCGAAGCGTTTGTGTTGCTGGCGTTTCCGTGGGGGCAACCGAACACGCCGCTGGCGGCGTTCGACGGGCCCCGGAAGTGGCAGCGTCGGGTGCTGCGGATGATGAGGGATCACATCGGGGCGAACCGTGGGCAGGTGGAGATGGACACCCTGCGGGCGGCGGTGTCGAGCGGGCGCGGGATCGGGAAGTCGGCGCTGGTGAGCTGGCTGATCCTGTGGATGCTCTCGACGCGGATCGGCAGCACGGTGATGGTCAGCGCAAACAGCGAGGCGCAGTTGCGCGGCGTGACCTGGGGCGAGTTGACGAAATGGTCAGCGATGCTGATTAACAGTCACTGGTGGGAAATCAGTGCGACGAAGCTCATGCCGGCGCAGTGGCTGACGCAGATCGTTGAGCGCGATCTGAAGAAAGGCACCCGGTACTGGGCGGCCGAGGGCCGGCTGTGGAGCGAGGAGAACCCGGACGCTTACGCGGGCACGCACAACATGGACGGGATGATGCTGGTGTTCGACGAGGCGTCGGGCATCCCGGATCCGATCTGGGCGGTGGGCGCGGGGTTTTTCACGGAGAACATCCTCGACAGGTACTGGTTGGCGTTCTCGAACCCGCGGCGCAATGAGGGGTATTTTTTCGAGTGCTTCCACGCCAAGCGGGATTTTTGGAAAAACATCCAGATCGACGCCCGCAGCGTCGAGGGCACCGACCAGCGGGTGTACCAGCAGATCATTGACGAGTACGGCGAGGACTCCCGCGAGGCCCGCGTCGAGGTGTACGGGGAGTTCCCCGCTGCCGGCGAAGACCAGTTCATCGCGCCGCGCCTGGTAGACGATGCCGTAAAGCGGCCGGCGTACAAGGATCCGACGGCACCGATTGTGCTGGGCGTGGACCCCGCGCGCAGTGGCGCAGACGCGACCGTGATCGTGGCCCGTCAGGGGCGTGATCTGGTGGCGATTCGGCGATATCGGGGCGACGACACGATGACCGTGGTGGGGCACGTGATCGACGCCATCGAGGAATTTCGGCCCGCGCTGACGGTGATTGACGAGGGCGGGCTGGGATACGGGATTCTGGACCGCCTGACGGAGCAGCGGTTCAAGGTCAGGGGCGTGAATTTCGGCTGGAAGGCCAAGGCCAGCGTGATGTGGGGCAATAAGCGCGCCGAACTGTGGGGCGCAATGCGTGACTGGCTGAAATCGGCTCATGTGCCGGCAGACAGGCAGTTAAAGGCCGATCTGACGGGGCCGAAGACAAAGCCCGACAGCAGCGGCACGGTGTATTTAGAGTCGAAAAAGGACATGAAATCGCGCGGCCTAGCGTCGCCGGACGCTGCCGACGCGTTGGCATGCACGTTTGCGTTCCCGCTGGCCCACAGGGAGTACAATGCCAAGGAGCAGCGCCGCTCGATCAGTGATCGCGGCGTGGTTTCGGCGGGTTGGATGGCTCACTGAGGGCCTCCGGGAGCGGTGATGGCAAAGAAATCCGTGTCTCTGAGCGTCGGCCGGGGCGAAAAACTGTCCACCGAGCGCGGCGCGGGCCTGACGGCCAAGGGGCGCGAGCGCTATAACCGCGAGACGGGGTCGAATCTGAAGGCGCCGGCACCGAATCCGAAGACTGAGGCGGATAAGGGGCGGAAAGCGTCGTTTTGTGCCCGAATGGGCGGCGTCGCCGCGAAGGCCAAGGACGGCGAGCGCGCCAAGGCCGCCATGAAACGCTGGAAGTGCTAACCATGCCGCAGAAATTCGGCCTCTACGCCAACATCCACGCCAAACGCGAGCGCATTGCTGCCGGCAGCGGTGAAAAGATGCGCAAACCGGGCTCTCCGGGTGCGCCGACGGCCAAGGCGTTCAAAGAGTCGGCCAAAACGGCAAAAAAGGGGAAATGACATGCCCCGCAATGCGCTAGCACCAAATGCGCAAAATGCGCTGGTCAGGCAATCTGACCCGACGCAAGATGTGCTGCAGCGGGCCGCCCAATTTCCTCAATACGGAGAATTAGTGGACTATTTGTCTGCAAGACGAATGATGCCACCAATAGAAACAAAATCAAAATTTTTGCTTCCCTACAAAGGAGTGTTTGAGCAAAACCCCCCGATTGGCGGGCCTTTGCCACAAACTGGAAAAATTACAGTTCGGTCTGGCGCAAACGAATCAACTGTTATTCATGAATTGACTCATGCGGCTGACGCTCAAATTAACAATCAATATTACGAACTAAAGCAACAAGAAAAACAAGGCAAAAAATTAGCGCCAGTACAAAAGCAATTTGTTGACGCTTTTGAAAAACTTGTGCGCAAAGTGTCTGGAATTCCTGGATGGCGAATTCGAGAGTATAACAGAGCAAAAACAGCTGAAAAACTTGCGCCAGATTGGCTTAAACAACAGCAAAGCTATCGTTCTTCTGACGATGAACTGCCCGCTTTTGGCATGGGCAGCACTGTTTACAGCAGCAAAAAATGGCCAGACGCTCCGCCGCACGTTGATCCGACGTATGCCACCGAGTTTTCTGTTCTAATGGATCTGGCGCGCCGCGCCCAACCTGTCATTCCGGGAAGGTAACATGCCTCTGGTGAAATCAGCGTCCAAAGAAGCGTTCCGCAAGAACGTAAAGGCTGAAATGCAGGCCGGCAAGCCCCAGAAACAGGCTGTCGCCATCGCGTACAGTGTCAAACGCGAGGCGCAAAAGCCCGCGTCTGCGAAGAAGAAGTAATGGCGTACAACCGCACCTCCGACCCCACCGGCATCGCTGGTGCCCGCGTGGCCGCTGCTGGCGGCAAGCAGGACGCGGATTTTCTGGCCGAGATGCGTCAGCGCATGACGATGGCGCAGGCTGCGGTGTCGAATTCCCGACAGAACGAACTGGACGACCTGAAGTTCTATGCCGGCAGTTCGGACAATTCGTGGCAGTGGCCGCAGGATGTGCTGGCAACCCGTGGCAGCGTGCAGGGCCAGACGATCAATGCCAGGCCGTGTTTGACGATCAACAAGCTGCCGCAGCACGTCAAGTCGGTCACCAACGACCAGCGCCAGAACCGCCCCAGCGGCAAGGTCATTCCTGCGGACGACAAGGCCGATCCGGAGGTCGCAGAGATTTTCGACGGCATCGTGCGGCACATTGAGTACATGTCCGACGCGGACGTTGCCTACGACACGGCCTGCGAGAACCAGGTGACGTTTGGCGAGGGCTACATCCGCATTTTGACGGAGTACTGCGACCCCGACACGTTCGATCAGGACATCCGCATCGGGCGCATTCGCAACTCGTTTAGCGTGTACATGGACCCGCTGATCCAGGATCCGTGCGGTGCTGACGCGCAGTTCTGTTTTATCACGCAAGACCTGACGAAGAAAGAGTACGAACGCCTGTACCCCAAGGCCGCGCCGGTTTCGACCCTGCTGTCGTACAGCGTGGGCGACTCAACGTCAGGGTACTGGCTGAACGAGAACATGGTGCGGATTGCGGAGTACTTCTACATCGAGAAGGAGCTCAAGACGCTGCACCTGTATCCCGGCGGCATGACGGCGTTTGAAGATTCGCCAGAGGACCGGCAGATGCGTGCTATGGGCCTGATGCCCATGCGCAGCCGGCAGGCCGAGCAGCAGCGCGTGAAGTGGTGCAAGACCAACGGGTACGAAGTCCTCGAGGAGCGCGACTGGGCCGGCAAGTGGATCCCGGTGGTGCGCGTCGTCGGCAACGAGTTTGAGGTGGACGGCGAGATCCACATCAGCGGCTTGGTGCGCAATGCCAAGGACGCCCAGCGGATGTACAACTACTGGGTGTCGCAGGAAGCCGAGATGCTGGCGCTGGCTCCCAAGGCCCCGTTTATTGGATACGGCGGCCAGTTTGAGGGCTACGAGCACCAGTGGAAAACCGCCAACACGACCAACTGGCCGTATCTGGAGGTGAACCCTGACGCCACTGACGGCGCTGGCAACTCGTTCCCGCTGCCGCAGCGTGCGCAGCCGCCGATGGCGCAGCAGGGCTTGATCGCCGCCAAGATGGGCGCCTCGGACGATCTGAAGGCCACCACGGGGCAGTACGACAGCAGCCTGGGCGCGACGAGCAACGAGCGCAGCGGCCGCGCCATTCTGGCCCGCGAGAAGCAGTCCGACACGGGCACGTACCACTACGTGGACAATCTGGCCCGTGCGGTGCGATACGTCACGCGGCAGATCGTGGACCTGATCCCGAAGATTTACGACACGCAGCGCATCGCCCGCATTATTGGTGTGGACGGCCAGACCAAGATGGCGCGTCTGGACCCGATGCAGCCCGAGCCGGTGCGCGAGGTCAAAGACCAGTCGGGCGTGGTCATCGCCAAAATCTACAACCCCGGCGTCGGCAAGTACGACGTCGTGGTCACCACGGGTCCGTCGTACCTGACCAAGCGGCAGGAGGCGATGGACGCCATGTCGCAGATTCTGCAAGGATCGCCGCAACTGTGGGCCGTGGCCGGCGACCTGTTCGTCAAGAACATGGACTGGCCGGGCGCCGACGAGCTTGCCGAGCGCCTGCGTAAGACCATCGACCCGAAGCTGCTGCAGGATCAGGAAGACCCGGCGCTGCAGGCGGCGAACCAGCAGATCCAGGTGCTGACGCAGGAACTGCAGGGCATGATGCAGATGCTCCAGCGCGTGAACCAGTCGATGGAAGCGCAGGAGTTGAAGATCAAGGAGTACGACTCCGAGACGAAGCGCCTGAGCGTTGTACAGGCCGGCATGAGGCCCGAGCAGATCCAGGAGATGGTTATTCAGACCATGCGCGATATCATGGCGGTGGGTGATCTGCAGGCTGCGCAGCGCCAGTTCATGCCGATGGCCCCGGCCTCGCCTGGCGGCATGCTGGGTGCGCCGCAAACGATGCCCGAAGGAGCCCCGGTATGAGTTGCGAGACGTTCATCGGCCACCTGTTCCTTGCGCGGGACGTGGCGCACTCTGCGCACCTCAACACGCGCTCGTACGCCAAGCACGTTGCGCTGAACGCGTTCTATGACGGCATCATCGAC